ATACGCATGTAGGTCTTGGGCGGAATCTTCGATGCTGGCATGTCACCATACTGCTTCATTAGTTTATCATACTCAGCCTTGTCGGACTCGGTGATCTCGAATTCTTCCTTTCGCACACGACCGAACCGATCTTTCTTCAAAAAACCACTACCACCTTTCTTTGAGTAAGCAGCACCACCCTTCTTTGAGTAAACAGCACCACCCTTCTTTGAGTAAGCACTACCACCCTTCTTTGAGTAGGAGCTACCGCCCTTCTTTGAGTAGGAGCTACCGCCCGTTACCACCTTTGATAATGAAACATTCTCTTCTACTTCTTCGTTTCGCGCACGATTAAGCGTCTTTGCCATGTTTTTTCGCGATTTGACATACTGTTTTGTAAAATCGGCATCTGACGGAATTGGCTCTTTGTCTTTGATGATACGACCGAACTGATCTTTGTTTCCACGGTATTTGATACCCGCGCGAGACTTGGCAGAATTTTGATTGTGCTTCTCTGTCGCTTTGGCTTTCTCTTTTGCCTGATCCACTACGCGAGCCTTTGCCGCGCGAGCGATCTTTGCTAGTCGCTCCGACTTTGCATCTTCCTTCATCGGTGTACGAACAGGCTTGCCACCCTTTGAGATGATACCCTGCATACCCTCGCCACGAATCTTTTTCAGGAATGCTTGCGCTTCATCTTGTGACATAAACTTTGTAACCTTGATAGGTCCGCTTTTTCGACTTGAGTATTTGACTTCAAACTCAGGCGTTTTGCCTTCAGGGAGAGTTGACTCTTCATGAGAAACCGATTCCCCAATATTGTCCGGTTGACCGGGGACAACTTTACTATAGCGGTCTGCCATTTCCTTGGTTCCCCATGCAGGCGGGGCAGTATCTCGTAATCTTTTCATTGGTTTTCTCCTTATAACTTTTTGTTGATCGGATTCCCATATATCAACATCTAATTTTAATCGTGAATGTCCGCCAGCAATAAATGAATTAACACGATCAAACGCATATTGATGTGCCGTCCTATTTCCATATATTGGACTGGACGCTAGGCCTCTTAAAAATACTTCTAATAACGACGAGTAAGGAAGGCGACTTTTATCAGCCTTCCTCAACAATGCATCGCGATGATCTTCAGTCATAAGAAAATCGTCATGCAACAACAATAAAAACCGACGATACAAAAGATCATCTGCCATAATATATTCCAATGTTTTGTCTGTCACGTCAAAGATATGCTTCCTTAGTTCTTGATTGGTGCCAGACTTATTCATATCTTTGAATGATCTTTGAGTAATTGGAATATCTCGGGTCTTTACTAGACCAAAGCGAAGCATGGTATTAAACTTTCTGCCGACAATACTCTTATCAGTAATATCATGCAATTCATTCATAATACCACAAAACTCTTCATTAATCTTCATACCACGACGAATAGCATTATAAAGTTCTTTCGGGTTCTTCATTGGAGAACCCTTCTTGAACTCTTTATAATTACCATCAACTGCAAACTTCCGCATCTTGGATGCAGACATTCCTGTCACATCTTCGGCATCAGGATCTCGTTCCCCGGCTGAGATGATCTCTATTTCATCAAAATTATATTCTTTACCATTATATTGATTAAGTAGCCTCTTAAACTCTTGGGCTCTGTCGGAACCCACAACAAGAGACACCTCTTGATACCTCTTGTCAAGAAATTTCATAACATCAAGAACGGTCTTGATACTCGGAGAAGCATTAATGTTCTTTGAATGTGTAGGAAAGGACTGCTTGAGAAACTTGACCTTCGTGCGGAAGGTGAGTGGATTCTTCTTGGGGTCATTGGATTTAGATGCAAATATAGCATATTCCGCTTTTCGCGACTTTGCTTCTTTTGCAACGCGGTCCATGACGACCTTATGTCCTGTCGTGGGAGGATTGAATCTTCCCCACGCAAATACAATTTTTCTTTTCATAGCAGGTTTCCCTTAGCCTAACTGCTGTAACATACTATTCAGCTTTTTGGAGCAGATGACTTCATCTGCTTAAATCTTTCGGCTTCCTTCTTCTTGATCTTTGGCAGTATCTTGACTGCCAACTTATTGATCTTTGCCTTGTGCTTTTGTAATCTCTTCTCGATTGACATCAACATTTGCTTAGATTCAATCTCACCCTTGGTCTTTCCGGCTGTCATCTTCTTGAATACAATAGCTCTTGCTGCCTTCTGGGCTCGTTTTTTTAAAGATTTGGCATCAGCAAACTTAGAAAGTTTTCGCTTGCGAGCGCGTGCAATGACGTTAGCTTTTCGCTTCATCATCTGCCCTTGCTTTCGGCGTCTTTGCATTGACCAAACTTCGTTCATTTTATTCTCCAAATATATTATATTTAGGAATCCCAGTTTTTGATAGCAGTGAAATTCTGGTGTGAAAACTCAAGACGATCAACTAATTTGATTGTCTTTCCGTCACGATCCACTGCAACAAATCCCTCGTCCCCTGTGACTCTGTATCCTGTATTAGTTTTTACAAATGTTCTATACTGATTTGCACCACTTCCGAGCTTTTCCACAATCACATTCTTTGCATTGACTACATGCGTCTGATACTCTGCAAACGCAATCAACGTAGGTTTAACTTTTCGATATACTTTGAGATGCTCTTGTTTTGTTCGTTCTTTGGCATCCTTCGTTTTCTGCATTTTTAGACCAGCAATATGAGTATCCCACCACTGAGTAAAATAATTATAATACTCAACGGCATGTTTGCGAGGATTAGTAATTGCCTCTCCTGCACGAACCTTCGTGTTGCAATAGGTCTTATAGGAAGAACCCACCGCAGCCGAAGGAATCTTATTCTGCATATCAATAAACAAATCTAAATCTTTTGACTTAACCTTTCGGAATGCCTTACCAGCTCGCGAAAGATGGCGATTAAGTTCTTTGATTTCCTTGGGGGTGAATAACACGTTACCCGAAAGATCATGATAGTAGGCGTCGTCGTACCACACACTCTTTGTTTTTTTCATGCCCGCAATGTTTACACCAATAGATGCAGACATATCAGGAAGAGTATCACCAGTATATGTTGTGTGCCACACGACACCAATCTTTGATGCTTTAATTTGCTTGGCAAGTGCTGATGTCGTATCTACTGCATAGACGATTGTATTGGGTTGAAATGTAACATAGTTCACACCATCAATCGTTTCATCAGAAAGGTCACTCTTAGTGAACATCATGTCACCCTGAATGACTCCATTGATTCCCAGCTTGGAAAGTTCCTTGAGAGCAATCTTTAACTTATCTGCAAGGCCTCCAGAATAACCATACTTCTTTAGATCGGCATTCGACTTGACCAACTTGGCATTCTTGGCAAACACGCCTTTGGTGCCTACGAAAAACTTTCCATCTTCTGGATCGGTTCCTGCGAAGATTGCAGGTGCGCCATCCCACTTTACATGTAGATCAACCTTCTTCGTTGACTTGCCGGAAAGCATGTCCCGAATAGAACGAAGGAAGTTGATGCCAGAGCGCATACCATCAATACCATAAAAGAATACAAGATCCTCAAGATGTTCAAGGTGCAAGTTCTTGGTTGCGTCTTCTGTCAAAAATTGATTAAATGATTGCATGATTTATATTTTAAGATCCTTTGCTGTTGACACCAATGCTTCCGGTGCAATCAAAACTCTAACCTTACTGTAAACCTCGCCATCAACAGTAAATTTTCTATCACTTGTATATCTAGCAATAATATGAGGAACATATCCGGCGGTCTTGAAGTGATCTAGCTCACCATTAAGTTCTACGCCTTCTGTAAATTTTAATTCAAATATCAACCCACAATCACTTAATGATGCAACCCGCCTTCCCGAATACTCTTCTAACGAGGGGGTTCCTTGTGCAATAAAATTCACATTTTCTCTAGATGGAGTAAATCTACCTTCTTTATATTCTGGACCATATATTGCCAGATTCATCAATTTCTTTCCTTCTTTAGTCCAAGGAATTTTTACTTTATATCGTTGTTTCGGAGGTGTTGTAATATCATCCAACACATTCACAAAAGCTCTCATAGATTTTTGAACTAATATATGCTCGTGTATCGCTTGCCCCGCTCCCGGAGTTGTTCCTCCATATTGCTGATAAGCTCTTGCCCCACCAGCATCTTTATGCGATATTTGACAAACTTCATTTCCTTTAGAATCTACAATGGCAAAATCAGATTTTGGTGTTCCCGGTATTGTTCTAGCACCAACACAATCTTTATAAATTTGGGCTGCTGGACCACGCCCGCCATGCTTTCTTAATACAATACAAATACCCTGCCCACTATATTCTTTAACTCTTTTTTTAATTGCTTGGTCCAAATCACGGAGAGCAATATCTTCTTTTTCTGTTGTGCTTTTGGCACCACCCTTTTGTGGCTTTTTAATTCTATTAATAGGAATCCATCCTTTAACTTGCCCAACCTGAACATTTGCACATATTGTACTAGGATTTCTTGGTTTAGACCTCGGAATAACTTTTGATTTATTTCCTAATAATTTAATACGAGTTCCTGCCTTTTGGACTGTAGTTAAAGAAGTTCCCGTAGCATCCTTATACAAAGCAGTATCTTTATCTACTACCATATTACTTTCAAATGTCTTCCAATCTTTCTTCTTTTCCACATAAAAATCCCAAGAATATTTAGTCTTGTCTCTACTTGCCTTGGTTCCCATATGTGCCATTGCCCATCTCCTCTTAAAACAATACTATATTATTTATAAGAGGCAAGGGTTTCCTGCAAATAAAAACCCAGAGGGATTTAATGCCCTCTGGGTTCCTATTCAAATATTAAAATGCAATGCTCAGATAGAAGGATCGTTGGAAGACTTTCCTACGTTCGCGCCCAGCATGTTAATTAAATTCAAAATAAAATCCATTGCCTTGTTGTCGGACTCATTAGGCGTCATCGTGGCAACCAGACTGGCAACGCCAACCAACTGAACAATGATTTCTATAATCCCACTAAGACCATCTCCTGTTAAAAAATCCATATATCATCTCCTTATAGTAAATGTGTTTGATCAAAAACACTATACTGTATTTAGTTCACGATGAAGTCAGAAAACCCACCACTAGACCCACGGGAAGAACTAATAGCATTATCCTGCATTAATCCATCCTGTGCATCATCTTCGCAATCAAACAAACGCATCTTTGAACGATCTACTCCAATAACAAACCTCCGATTTCTCGTCATATCCGAATAACGATTCTTCAACTGTTTCACCATGATCTGATTCAACTCATCTAACTCATCTGTGCGAATCAAAGCAAGAAAAAGATCCGCCGTCGCAGGAAGACCAAAACTCTCTGCCACGTTTTCCATTGAAACATCACTACTACCCGCTCCAGAACGATTGATCTGAGTAGCAGTAACGATGGGAACAACGAGTTCAACAGCCAGTCCACGAAGTTCTTCTGCGATACTTTTAATTTTCTCATAGCTATTTACACTCGCTCCCTTATATATCATAGACTGACAAAGATTGATATAGTCAATGAATATAATACTAGGGACAAACTTTCGTTTCATTGCAAGTTCCTTCACCAAGTGACGAAAATGCCCTGCCCCAGCCTGAACTGTTGGATACTCTTTGACAATCAAATTCCCAGTAGCCTTATGCCGAATGTCAGCTATCTTCTTATCATACGACTGCTTAGGCAAGCTCTTCAAGTCTGATATTGACACATTCATCAGATTAGCATCAATTCTCTCAGAGATTTTTTCTTCTGCCATTTCCATAGTAATATAGAGAACATTGTGCCCGGTTGTCATGGCACTTGCCGCCATATGACACATTGCCAATGTTTTACCAGCTCCGGGTGCTGCCATCAAAACATTCAGTGTTTTGTTAGTTAAGCCGCCTTCTGTAATGTCATTAAGCAACGTCAAATCAAATGGAATGTGTTCCTCTTTACGATTATAATAAGCAAACCGTTCATCAGAGTCTTCAATATAATTGTGCCCAATATGTGAATCGAATGATACCGAAAGAGCTTCTGTCAAAAGATTCGGAATAGATCCCTTATCCTTCTTAGTCTTCCCTTCCAGAATTTCAATCGACTCCATGATTGAATTATAGATTGCCTTGTCTTGACAAAACTTCTCAGTCGTATCAATCAACCACTTTTCATCATGATCCGAATCTGCCTTGGCAATCTCATTAATCAAGTCAACAACAGAATCAAAATCTTTTCCGACATCATCCTTCTCATTAATTTCAATTATCAAAGCATCCGATGTGGGGTTACTATTATACTTATTAACATAATCCACAATAGATTCAAAAACAACCCGATCTGCATTGTTGTGGAAATATTCACCCTTGAGGAACGGAATTGTCGATTTTATAAAAGACTCGTCTTTCAAAAGACTCGTCAAGATCACCTTCTCCGTCCGTACTGTCATAATCAACCCTCACATCTTTTTTTGCATCCTTTTGAACAATGTCCATAAGAATACCAACTAATAACTGATCAAAACTTTCTTTCATATCATCAGGATATTGGACATCCCGAATCTCTTCTGGAATATCAATCACCTCAAAATGATACTCTACCGAAGGCGGATCATCTTCATTTTCTGCCCGCTTAAATTTAAAGTCTCCATATTTATAAAGAAGACCGACAAAAGGACCAGTCGTAATTTTAACCACACCCTCTTCGGCATTCGATGGATTCGGAACCAATTCATAATAATCTGAAATATCATCCTTCTCCCACATCACCCACCTCCTCAATATCTTCGCTCATTGTAGCCTGCGTGGTTCCATATTTAAACTCGGCCCCACATGCCTTATCAATCTTATCTAAAATATCTTTTGTAAAAATCTTCTCTGCGTTTTTTATAATATGACTTGCGAAGTGCTTGTTCCCATCCGGCAACTCAATCTTATTAGAAACCTTCTTGAAAATTTCATGAGCCACAGCAAGTTCGATCAAACCGTAATACCGATCAAGTCCTGTATCGTAACGAAGAAGAACATCAACCATCTTGTTTTCCACCGTCAAACGAGACTTATAGTTTCTGCAATGAATAACATTACCAACAACATCTGTCCCAACCTTTTCCTTTCGCTTTGAAAGAAATATAATATTGTCAGCAGAATACTTCAAGCCACTACCACCAGCAAGTTCCTTTGTTGGATACAGACTCCCGATGCTGTCGTATGTATGATTGGTGACAACCATCGGAATCCCCAACTTACCCAACTGAATAGTCAACACACGAAACGCACCCTTGATCATAGGAGCGCGAGTCATGTCCCTCTTCTCAGAACCAGATTCCACATCGGCAACTTCCTTGCTTGTTGACAACTGACCCAGACTATCCAAACAAAATAGAAGAGGATGACGACTACTTTCAGGCGTCTCCTGAACTCTCTTCAGAATAGTCATTGCCTGTGTACGAAACTCTTCAACAGTAGACACCGGAAGCATTGTTACACGCTCGCTATCAATGCCACGCTCATCAAACATATCATGTGTAATGGCAGACTCACTCTCAAAGAAAATAACTCCACCATCTTTATGATCGTTAAGGAATTGGCGAATCATTCCCATCAGAAAGAATGTCTTGCCTGTTGCAGACTCACCAGCAAGGGCAGTAATCTTATTACCCGGAAGGCCCTTATAAATTGACCCCGAAATGAGCGCATTCAAAATATAAGAACCCGTATCAGTATATGATGTTACATCTGCATACTGATCAATAAAAGGATTCACCTTACTCAAGTCACCAAGAAAATCAAAAGTACCACTCATAATTTACCTTCTCCATATCCACCTTGTTCATTTTCAAAGTGTTCAATAAGATCCTCATAACCACCAATCAAAACAGAGTCCCTAAAAATTTTAGGGACGGTCAACTTTGCATTATGTTGTTCGGTTATATGTTTAAATTCTTCTTTAGAAAGATCCTCTGGGATATTTCTCTCATTGTATGAGAGATTCCTCTTTTTGAATTCCTTCTTTGCTAGAACACACCACTTGCAATTATCCTTTGTGATGATTGTATACATGACTACTTCAACTCCTTAATTGAATCGCAGATTCCAAACTTTTTTGCTTCCTTTGCGCTTAACCAAACATCATGAGGAGGTAGCAAAGTTTCGCGAACCTTCTTCTCAGTCATACCAGAACATTTAACATAATGGTCTGTAATCATTCGTGAAGTCAATTCAAACCCCCTACTTGCAGTAAGCAACTCATGCTCCTTGCCCCACTTGCCCCAAGAATACTGATGAGACAAAATTGAAGTGTTTGGTGTCAATGTTCGTTGACCATTTGCTCCTGCCATAAAGATCATCAAAGCTGCACTAGATACCTCACCTAAACCAATTGTATGAATGGGTATACCAGAACCTCGCATAGTATCAATAAGCGCGAATGCATCTGTCACACTACCTCCTCCAGAATTCAAAATTAAAGTAAGAAATTCCGGCTGGCTCGATGAAAGATTATTCCTAAAAATCCATTCAATTACTGGCTTTACCGTAGCATTATTGATGTCGTCCATAATCATCATGACGCCAAGTTTATCTAAAGTATCGTCACCCCCACCAAAAAGCGCACCTAACACATCGCCGGGACTTGAAGCCTCCGACATTTCATCATCAACTACTTTCGACTCATTCTTCATCATCCAAAAAACCTCTCCAGTGTATTTGTTTGTTCGGACTTCCATCCAACACAATCCAACAGCACTTTAATGGGGTCAAGAAATGCCTTGACAAATTGTTTATCATAATCAACATAATCATTCAACCCAAACTCTTCGGGCAAATTATTTGTAATAGATATTACAGCTTCGTGACTCGGATTTGGCATTTTCAAATATAAGAACTTAATCTTATCACCATCCATAATTATTTGCTGCTGTTTTTCTAGATTATTCTCCCTAATCAAACGATTGTATATAATCGAACCCTTTACATGAATTGGGGTATGTTTTATATAGGAGTCGCCATTGGTATACTTACGAACACCATTCACTCCACGAGGAAATGCAACATCCTCGGCAGGAAGAGAATAGAACTCCTGTTTAAACCCCTCAATAAAAGTTTGAGCATCGTCTTCTTTACCATTCATAATGATATCCAAAGCATCTTTAATCTTCTGCCTACAAACTTCTGGAGTAGAAGACTTGACTGCCTCAAGACCCATAACCTTTAGTTTGGGTTCACTATAACTTACCCCCTCGTTATTATAGACACTAAGAACATATCGTTTCTTGGCTGTCCACAAACCCTTGGATGCAATGGCTTCTCGTTTCATTACCATCTTCTGATCATATGCATTCATATAATCGGCAAGCTCATCATAGCACTCATCAATATAAGGCTCTAGCTTTTCCGAACAAACCTTGTCAAGAAAATCCACCACCTTTTCTGTTTTAACTTCTCCAACTCCATCTCCAAAAGCCAAACTAACAAGTGAATCAAGAGTAAGATATATGCTGTCGGTATCAGAAGCCACCACAAAATCTTCATCGGTCGTCCCCAAGAGAGTATTCAAATATTTATTCATTTTACTCTCTATCCAACGAATGGAAAGCTGACCAGCTTTGGTTACAGCCTCCGCGATACGAAGATCATAGAATCTAAAGTATTGATTTCCCAAGGCACCATACGCACTATTCAACTGAACCTTACGGGCAAGCTGATCGTTATTATGCTTAGAAATCAAATTCATATATTTTTGCTTTTCGTACCCCTCTGCCGTTTGAAGTTTTTGCTGACATTCAATCATCTTCTTCTTAGAAGTCTTCCGTTTATTATAAAGATCCTCCAGAATCTCTGGAAGAAATCCCTGAGAGTCTCTCTTGAAGAACATGATGTTGGGAGCAACCGTAAGATTATCCCTCTTCAACAATGAAGTATCAAACTCTTTATTAATCAGCTTATCATAATTGGCAATAGTATCCCACGGGCCGCGCTTTAAAGAATCTAGAAGATCCTCATTGGCTTGTTCGGGGGGCACTAACTTCTCTGGACTTAAATTGTATTGCATCATCAAATGAGGATACAAAGAGTTCAAGTCAAAAGAAACAACCCAGTTATGAGCGCCCACTTGAGGCTCCTTAACATAGGCACCTTCAAATTGAACTGTCTTGTTTTCATATTTCCTCTGAGGAAGAACAATATCCTTTGCTACAAGATGGTGATAACAAAGACTATCCCACATACGCACCTGCGAAAACACATCACCCAAATTAACCTTGGCTGAATACGCAAGTGCAACTGCCATCTCGATGAGTTTCATCTTATCCTCAATACGACCAACAAGCTCAACATCCTTCACATTGTATTCAATAAACTTATGGTAGTCCCTCTTATACAATGTATGCAAACTACCAAACTCAGAGTATGATAGCTTTCGCTCTCCGAGTTCTACGTTCGCAATATAGTCAAGACGATAACTTTCCCTGTTTGTATAAGTAAACTTCTTGTACATGTCGAGATAGTCTAGAGTGGCAATACCACTAAGATCGACACTGATCTGATCTTGACCAAATCCAGATTTAAACTTTCGCACATGTGCATAATTCCAAGGCGAAAGTCTTCGGGCAACCTTCTCATCATGAAGACGACAAAGACGATTGTAAAGATATGGAATATCGAATCCGCTTACGTTCCACCCTGTAACAATATCAGGTGAATACTCATTCCAAGTATGCAAAAATCTATCGAGTAGATCCACTTCATCATCACAAGAGACATATACAATACCCCTAGCTTTAAGAGTGTCTTCAATTTTGCACTCATCGGGTTCACCAAAACCAAATACATAAAACGAATCATTAAACTTAACCGCAATCGAAATGACGGGAGAGGCAGCAATTTCTGCATGAGGAAACCCCTCATCAGATGCAACCTCAATATCAATGTTGGCAATCACCAATTTATTGATATCATATTCAATATCATCGGCATAATTATCCCCGATGAATGCAAAGGCAAAGTTGTCGTTCCCAAAAATCTTATAGTTGGATACATCTTTGTATCGTTCCATAAAATCCCGAGACTCGCGAATATTGCCGGGTTGGATGGGCTTGACGTTCATTCCGTTTAATGTTTTGTATTTTGATTCGTCTTTAGTTGGGACGTATAGCGTGGGCGAATATTTTATTTTCTTTTGAAATCGTTCACCGATATCATCAACACCGCGAAGGAAGATTTGATTCCCAACGGCTTTCACATTCGTATAAAATGCCATAATAAATCCTAAATTAAAGGTCTTCGATTAGAGTTCCTAGAAACTGAACGCGCTCATTCAAAAGGTTTGTTTTTGCTTTAAGGTCCACCAAATCCTGACAAATGTCAATAATCTCTTTACGGGCTTCATCGAGAACAGGGGTGGCGGCATATTCTTTCCTTTTAACCGACATCGCACCAAGATGATCCAGTCCCAAAACAGAACGATAATCAAAGACCGGACATTCCTTATCAGAAACTTCGCAATGACCGTGGAAAGTTACATCAGGAATCCGGTCATCAATTTGTTCACACAAATTTCTTAACGACTCAAACTGTTCTTGAGTAAAATCGTTTTCTCTAAGTCCCGAAAGACAAATTGCAATCGTTCCTGTATTGTGACCTCTCTGTGCTGCTGGAGTAATTTCAACATCCCTTCCTCGGTGAATAATTCCATCAAAAGTGATGTAATAGTTATAACCAATGTCACTCCAACCATTCTTGAGGTGCCAGCCACGAATCACTTCAACATTGTCATGCGATTTTAAACTTGACGCAGAACAATGAATAAAAACACGATCAATCTCTCTATCGGGCTTACTAAAAATAAACATAAAATATATCCTAGCATAAAAAAGGGGAGCCGAAGCTCCCCTTTGGGTTTTGATTATTCATTCAATACTTGTGGTTTTCTTGCTCGCCATAGTTTTTTCCTATCTTCACCACTGAGGGTATAGTTCTCAATTTTAATCTTTTGAGGCTTTGCCTCTTCAATCTCATTCCTCAGAAACACCGAAAGAAATCCATCCTCAAATAATGCACCCGTAACCTGAACCGTAGGACTCAGCGTCCAAGTGCGCTTGAAATTGCGCTCTGCAATTCCCTGATGAAGTAGTTTTTCATGACCACCAGATGCACTATGATCTTTGTTAGATTCGATGGTTAACTTATCATCCAACACAGTAACGGAAAGTTCCTCCTCCTTGAATCCCGCAACTGCAAGTTCAATTCGGAATTCGTCGTCATTTACCTTTACAATGTTGTAAGGCGGATACGATGGAGTCTGTACAGACCCAGCACCCGTTGAGAGCAGTCGATCAAAGATTTGATCAAACCCTACAAGAAACGGATCGTTCCTCAGTTCGTTAAAAATACTAGCCGGTACTAATCTTGTCATATTATTTCTCCTTATAGTTAAGCAAGATTTTTATTCAACAAACCCATTTGGCATTTGTTAAATCTATTATAGCACTCTCGTGTTATTTGTCAAGTGCTAATCTTCATTTTTTCTAAGTTCTTCTGCAACATCTTTTGCAATTAAAGCGAGGGCCCATTTTCCATTATACGTCATGGGCTTTGAAGCCTCTTCGTATGATTCAAAAGCAAACTTTCTCCCCTTTACGCGAGAGAAGAATTCACCCTTAGCATCACCAAAGACAGGTTTACCGACAACTACCTTTTGACTATAATCAGGAAAAGCGTCGTCTCGTTTTGATGTTCCGTAAAGGTATCCCTTCTTTTCAAACGGAACACTCAATATACTGTCTTGATCATAAAGGCGACCCAGCTTAATCAAATCACGTTCAAGCTGACCACCATCATCGCCTTCGATCTTGTAGTTTGCAACGAAAAAGGATTCTTCTCCAACTTCTTTCTGGGTGTCGCTCCCAAAGTTTTCAAGATAGCTACCCTTCACCTTGATGACCGAGTAGTTTGCATTTAAAAGATATGCGAGAACCTTTTTGTTATTTGCCTTATTCTCTGCCTTGGTTTTGTCACCCCGAAAAGCCGTGACCGCGCCAACAGCATGGTTCTTGGTTTTCTGATAAATTCGATTTAAACTAGATTCAAGTAACGTTTCCATTGTTGCTCCCAATCGTATACTTTGCCGCAAGAGTCCATTCAGTCTTTTCTCGAAACGGAACAATCTTGATTCGGCGAAGTGTGGTTGTTTCTCCAAGGGTAGATATTACTGCAACCAACCCCCATTCGTCAAGGAGCTTGGCAATCGTGTTTCGTCGCTGCTCATCTTCTTCCGTGAAGTTAGTTCGTTCCGACTTTCCGTCGAGGATGAACAACTCTTTGAAATGAAGTATAGCATATCGCCCACGTTTATGCAAGATATGACACGATTGAAATAGTGTATTATCTCGCCGTGAAGCAACACCAATTCGAGTTAGCGTCTCTTTCACCTTTAGAAAATCTTCGTCATTCGGTAGATCAATCTCTACCCCTAATCCATTGAATATGTCGCAAACGTCGCTCATAATTAACTCCTTTCGCGGAGTAACTATTTAGCGTTTCTTGCCCCTACCGCCCATCCAGAGCTTCTGTCTCAGTTCATCCATCATATCGGGTGTCAAAAGATCCACCACTTCCATCGCCCGTTGGGCTGAATACCCATATATACGCTGAATAACCTGCACGTCATCTTCGATGCTCGTTTTGTGCCATCGACTAAATCGGCTCTTCGGCCGAATCGCCGTTCGCAAATAATCAAACTGAAGCTTCGGTTCGACCCAGTGTCGCTGATTCATCTCGTTAGCATACAGAACAGTATCCGCGAAGTAACTCAGCGTCCGGTTGACCGGAAACACTGGATACTCTTTCTCGGCAAACTCGTCTTCGTCCATCAACGGCTTTTTGCTCTTATTAATTGATGTTAGGAAATCCCCCAGCTTCATTATTTGAGTCCTAGATGCTTGACCATATGACAATTCTTATGTAGCATTTCGCAGTTCTTTTCTTCGGTATCTCCGCCCACAACAACTGGAATAATATGATGTGCATGGGCCCCGTCCAACACAAGGGGTTCATTGCACTCAGTACATACGTTCTTCTGTTTGCGCAACACTCGCAGTCTGATCGCGCGCGTGAAGAACCTCTTTACATTGTTTACCAGAGAGATGCCGCATAACTTAGGATCAAAGTTGCCGTAGTTATCTGCGAAATATTCCCGAAGAATGTCATTCTTGAGTTTCCACTCACTTTCGTTCTTTCTACCACAAGCTCGCGAGTATCCAAGGTATTCGGTATTTTGTTCTGGGTTATCTCGCATATACTCATGAGCTTCAATGAAGCTCGCCGAGAACTGTTCGTAATTTTTAATCATTTTTCCGATCTTCTTGCCTTGCCAATGTTCTAATCCTAACATAAACATCGCAAGACCTTCAATCATAACAGGACTCGTAAAGTCTTTGCGAGCTTTAGGTGCGGCCCGCATTACTTTGTTCAGTTCATCCAGAAATCCATAATACTCGGTTAGGATCTTCTTGCCCAAGTTATCATCACGCTCTTGGATCAACTGCCAATATCCCCGATCACCGTCCTTGTTTCTTAGAAGACGAAGCACGCCTTGATCATTCATTGACATGCTATATGCCGAATAGATACTTGAATCACCATTCGGGTCATTCTTCTTACAAAACACCATGAACATTTTTGATGCAAAATCAATCCGTGCCTTCAGGTTGGGCGTATTATACCATTGACCCTTTTCAAAGCCCTCCCATAGCGGGTGACGCTGCGAACGCTTCGCAGGGAGATTATCATAAATCTCCGGGTGAAAATATTCATCTTCACCTTCCCACTTCTCCCCGAGCCCAGTAGTGACTCGAATGATATTCATAGCATCGTTCATGTACGAATTCATGTCTTCATATACAGTGAGAGATACACCAGCATTGAGTTGGCGGAATAGCCGCGCGCGTTCCTGAAAGGTTGCATTGTAGTACACATAAACGTCGAGTTTATATTCTAGAAAACGCTCTCGTACCGACTTCGGCAAATCACGAAAATACCGATCTTCGCCTTTCCACTTAATTGTGTACTTGTTTTGCAAAAACAACATGATATGCATTCGACGATGGTTCCCATCCTCGACCCAATACCTACCCTGCTGCGCTCTATACTTTCCAGTCTTGCCGGTGAGCGCCCGGAGCATATCTACAATATGTATCGTATTGATCGGCTCCCCGCGAATAATCGCTTGAATGATCGGCTCACGAAGAAATTTCTTTGCCAGCGAATCCAAATATGCACGCTGATTCAATGATGCCTCTAGGTACCAGGCAGACAAAGGATCGCCAATAAACTCACGAATACTAATATCAATTCTCTTCCATTCATGTAGACTCATTTTATTCTTTCTCTTCTCAGTTAATATATAAAGTATAGCACATTCTCATGATACTGCAACTACATCACGCTGAATTATGGGGCATGTAGTAATCATCACCACCCATCACATCTCCGTTGACTTCGATCTTGCGGTCTTCGTATGCCGCGAGTTGCCGTCGATACAGTTCCATCTTCGCACACTCAAGCGCTCCAATAACCGCATTGTAGTCGCCATATCGCGGGCTCTTGCCAAGCCAGTATAGGCAAATCTTCGTGATGATGTAGTTTAGGTTGCCAATATCTTCTGTTATGTTGGTGACAGCAAGACCAAGGTTCTCGTCCTTGGTATGTTCTAGTCCTTCAAGAAACTGATCAAGCCCAGCTTGGTATCCAATGATTTGTCGGACAACCTTTCTCACATACGGCATTACAAAATCCTTTCAAATAGGTGATCATAAACCAGAAGGGCATAGTCATGTTGAAGTGTTAGCGTTTGCTGATGCTTCACATTACCCGTCTTCGTTTTCTGCAAATGGAGGCCTGCCATTAATTCACCGAGTGTGAATATCGCATCCTTAGTGTCGCAGTGGCCAATCTTCTCTGCAATAAACTCGCGCATCTTCTTATCAAGAGATTTCCACTGATCATTAGTTAGTGTTCCATCAAACTGACTCTTTTTTGGCCACTTAACATACTTGATCGCTGACATCACCACCTCACTTAAACTTCGCATCGACCATTATTTCGGTCAGACACGCAACTAGGTTTAGTTCGCCGTCTGCACAAAAGGCATGTTTATAACTGTAATCGGCGAGCGTGATCACAGTCTGCGGAATACTTTCCGGCTCGATATACTCATATAGAGAATCGTAGATCTTGCGAAAGATTCGAGTTGGGTCATTGTCAATATTCTCAACAACCCACTTTCGCATCGCCTTGAAGTCCTTATCTTTAAGGGACTTAATTAGTTCTTTGACAGAGACATCAGCAACTTGTACCAAGATGCCTGTATCAATAGTCCCACCCGCCGAATATCGTTGTAGTTCATTGATAACTCGCCTAAAGTCAGGGAAGTGCTTCTTGATAAGCTCCGCGATGACCCTACGATCAAAATTGATCCCTTCGGTATTCAGAACATGTTCCATGCGGGCCATGAACTGGCCAGCAATATGGGGCTTGTCTGTGTTGTTGATACGAAAGTCTATCACGCTGCAACGGGAATGTATAGGATCAATAATCCGGTTCTTGTAGTTACAAGTAAAGATGAAACCACAGTTACCAGAAAACTCTTCAATGAATCCGCGAAGAGCCGGCTGTGTCGAAGCCGGATTTAGATAATCAGCTTCATCGAGAATGACCATCTTCCTTCCGCCACTGAAACTAACCGTAGACGCAAACTGCTTGATCTTCGTTCTCAGAACATCGATGCCGCTTTCTTCTGACCCGTTGATGATGATATAATCCGCGCCGGACTGCTCACACAGAGCGCGCGCTACTGTGGTCTTCCCAGTCCCAGCAGTACCAGCCAACAGAAGATTAGGAAGATCCCCAGTCTTGAGGATTTCATCGAAAGTGGTTTTGATGCTCTCTGGTAAGATACAGCCATCAATCGTTTTAGGTCGATATCGTTCAACCCAGAGAAATTCTTCATTATTCAAACTCATTATGTTATTGATCCTGATTATTTAGTTGAACTTCGATTCGGATTGCTCCACTGCAACAAAATAACGCGCAGTATTACCAACAAACTCTGAGATACCAGATTGCGAGATTCCGACAACATAATCATCCTGAATGATTTTTAGGTTGTCGAGCCGAAATACCATAGAGAATCGGTGATCAGGAACAGTCACAACATCCTCGTCCGCAAGCGCGAGCGCAATCTCATTTGACGTACTGTTTTTCACGTCCGTAGCAAGAATCTCAACATCGCCCTGCTCGTCGCCGGAGATGACGATATTAGGAAGACCAAGAACATTCGCAGCCTTGATTGCCTTCTGAAGATTTTCCTTCTTGATGATGACCTTGATGTCCGCATCAATCTCCAGTTCGCGCTCAGGAACAGTCACGATCGTATTTGGGTCAGCATAAACATACTTGACCGTACTATTGCCATCTTTGATTGTCATCCACGCAGACCCAAACTTCAGTTCGGGTTCATTGAACAGAGACATCGTTCCGAGAAACTGGCTCAGATCGTAGACACAAAAGTCTTCGAATGTCTCCGCGACCACCGCGCTGGCAACGACCGTCTTGCCGGGAGAGATCGTCTGAAGCACATTGCCCGCTTTGACCTGAAGCCCGTTATTGATAGTTGCAAAGTTCTGAAGAACCGCAATCGTTTCATTTGAAATCTTCATTATCTAAATTACCTTTCGACTCGTTAAAGTCTCACGTTATTGAATATATTATAGCACATTAAACTGAGATGTCAATCGACATTTTCTGTTACAAATACAAATTCTTCCTGACCGAGCGTCTTTTCTGATATATCATCCTCAAAATACATCAACAGGATCGCGTAGTGAAGTGCCTTCAAAAGATCTTTTCGATTCCTGCCACCTTTTTTTCCATACCTGGCAATATACTTAATCGCATTAGCCTGACAGAATGGTACAGCAATGCCGATCGAATGGAATAACTCCTGAATTTGAAGACCATTCGTTCCACCGTCACCACCAACATAATGTTGACCATATGTAGATTCGATATATTCTCGAAGTTCTTCCATTAACTCATCTTCACGAAACTTAAAATCACTCATCGGATAAAAAATCCTCCATTAATATAAATTGCATAGGGATGTTAAGATCTTCACATACAGTTTCATTGTGCATCCAAACTTTCTGATTATTAGTTACGAAAAGATGTGGGCGCAGTTGCTCTAACTCGTACCCAACACTCAAGTCATCTCTTTCATGTTCAGTGAAAGGGGGATATCTAAAATCATATCCATGCGTAGTGATCGTCACAGAATCAATGCAATCAAGATTATCAAGTTGTTGCACTCTTGCTCCACTACGCTTGCCGCGAAACGTTCTACCCAAGTCGATTCGATGGTCATTGTATAATATAACACTTAACTCATCTCCAAGGGATCGTGCGTGTTCAAGAAACTTAATATCAATATCAGTTAGATTATCAAACTTACCAGTCGTCGCGATGACTTTATGAAGAATCACGCAGTCGCCTCCGAATCCACCTCGGCTGAACTCTTCTTGCTCTTTCGGTCTTCTCGGCGCTTCTTCGCAGCCTCACGTCGCCGCGCGGCGCGATTGGCCAATCCTTCTTGATCCTTGGGATTAATTGCAGGTGGAGGGGTCAATGTCGGCACACTCGGGACTGGCTGGTTTAGCATACCACCATGAGTAGCATTCGGGACTGCACTAATCGCAGGAAGATTTCCGTTGAATCCATACGCGCCCTGATGTGACATAACCATCCACGGGCACATCCAGATCTTCAGACCAATATTTCGAGACCATTGGCAGAACATATAATCTTCAGAAAGATATCGATTATGTTCCCGCTCGATCACCGTGTCGAAATAGCACATAATCTCACGCTCGCCTGTAAAGTGTTCGGATCGATTATGATCAGGAACATATTTCTGCTCAGGATACGCTTCGTCCCACTTCTCAAAGACGTGTCGCTGGATCATCATAAATCCAGTGCCACCCTCAAGCACTTCAACTGGCTCACCGAGATCGATAGAACTTCCACCCTGAACAGGATTGAAGACGAAATCGCCGACGATATTCTCAAGCCATTGCGCGCCATGTTGATCAGTAAGACCAGACTTGACCGCAGCAACGACGCGCTCCCACGCAATACACTTCTTCGGATACGGGCCACACACGATATCATAGTCTGTTCCCTGTTCGGCAATAGCAGCCAGGGCAAGAACATCATTCGGATTGAAACCGATGTCTGAATCAATGAACATCATATGCGTACAATCAGATCGAAGGAACTCATCAACGAGATAGTTACGGGCCCGCGTAATCAGACTCTCATTGAATAGATAGAAGAATCTAAGATCCATGCCATAACGAGCGGCAAGACCAGCCAAGTCCGTTGATGACTTGGTATACATTCCATGACACTGCCCACCGTACATTGGAGTTGCCACAAAAATCTTTCGTGTCTTCAACTCTTCTACTGTAATTTCTTTCTTCACGTCAATCCTCCATAATTAATATGCTCATAATATATATAGCACAATGTGATCGGGTTTTTCGATGCCATTTTACTTCGGCATCATGATTTTTAGATATAAATCCTCCATCAGAATCTCACAAACCTTTGAGTGGATGATATTGATGCCGTCGGGGGCTGAGCCATAAAGCTCCGCGTTAGGTACATGGATGTATTTCACTATCCCATCACGCCGGGTCACAAGTCGTTCGGTGGACTCATGAACCATTTGGGTAACTTGTTTCGCAATCTGCCCAGATACCTGAGTAATAAGTTTCTCCAGAACATCGGACAAGTTTTCTATATGATCAGGATCGCCGTCCGTTACTACAGACGCAATGCTAGTATTGGCGGGCATACATAAAGTCTCCTATGAAGGTCATTTATTTAGTGAGTGGCCAATACCAGGCGTTGTGCGGGATGGAGCAGGACGCCCCTTATCAATATTATGTGGAGATTTTATCGAACAAAACATATTTTCAACGTCCCATTCATTATGAGTATATCGCCAAATGTCTATCGGCTCAGACTTGGTGATATCCCAACACCGTGAGGGATCTTGCAGCCGCTCCCCATCGCGACCAGCATCGGCACGCGGCGGGGCATACCACTTGAGTTCCAAATCTGGCGAGTCGCCCAGTTGTCCATTGTCGGTGCCGACATCTTTATCCCTCGAAACTGAGACATACCAATGGGTCAGTGAGTACGAACGCGATAAAGTCCAACCATCGTCGGTTGCCGCACGGTAATAGAAATCAGTAAGATCATGCGTCCAATACCAACGAGAGTCGCGCCCTCTCGATATTCGATGATGAATTGTGTCATCGACGAATATGATTGAGTGGATATTATGCTTGTCGGCCTGCTCTACTAAAAGTGTACCACAAGGCCTTATGTATACTGCCGGATCTGGCTCGCCCACTTGCCATTTCGCAGCAAGCGACCCATAGTCCGTCCAGTTCGATGTCCAGTCGGGATGAGCGAATCCTTTATACTGGATGCTACGATCTACGAATGAATTAAACATATTCCGAAAATGTTGTTTTGAAATTGCCCACGACTCCCCCATGATCTAAACCTCCTCAAACAGATCAAAAATCGACTCAACTTCAAGCCAGTCGGCCACAAATGCGTTGACGCGATCTTGGTCTGCGTTAGCTAATCTCTCAAGATGAAACTCAAGTTCGTCCATAATAAAATTATTCTCCATCTACTTCTCGCACAAGTTTTGATATCCACTCATGTCGTTCTTCGCGACTCAACTCAACAAACTCAAAATCAGGATGCGGAGGTACCGGAGGTGCATCTGGAAGCTCGCGGTATAGATCAGAATATATTTCGTGATCCACGCGCACCTGAAGCTTCTCAATAACATTCAGAGCTGCCGGACTATCCCCGGAGTATCCGCGCTGATTTAGCACATGCCGAACAGCATCGGAAAACTCACACACGGTATCGGTCTCCCATGTATGACGCTGGTAATCGATTGCTTCTGTGTATATCGTTTCTAGCCCGTATCCAAGTAACATTATAAATCTATGAATATCCTAAATGGGAAAAGTATAAAAACGTAACCCGCCCTGGAGAGGAACCCAAAAAACCTCTCAACAGGGCGGGGAGCAGCGCACTAGTGCGTTGCTCTATTAGAACGGAACGTCGTTCGGAACGTCGTTAGGGATCTCAGTGTCCCCAGCGACATCCTCACCGACCAGCTCATCACCAGAAACCTTCTCATAAAGATCAAGGAACGATTCCTTGGTTTCATCGTCGAAGCGATTCAGAGAAAGCTCGACAGCCTTGCGCTTCTCACCGAAGATGGCATACGCTTCAGCAATCTTCTCAAGTCGCCGAGTTGCGATCAACTCATCGGACACACCCTCAGAGAAGCAAGCGCGAGTGATACCCGCCCAAGTGACGAGCTGCTTTGCCCACTCGGGATCAGCG